ATCGGACTGGGTCAAGGAGTCTCTCAGATCCTACATTCTCTCTGAGGCGATAAGGGGCGTTAGCAGCGCGGTGAGCGGCCGCGTTAACCCGAACAATCGTGAGAGAGTGAGTCTGAGGACACCCTTGATCCTCCCCTCTTCGTCGTCTGCCTGCTTCGAGTGGCCTGCTGCTCGAGGTGGTGTGGACGGCTATCTCCGTCATAAGGGAGGCCTCAAATCCATGATCATTAATATGACGGGTGGTTCCACACGCCGCCTGATTATTAAGGAATTTGGTCAATATTGTCAAGATAGCCTTGGGACTTTCTGTCTCAAGTATATCTCTGACAATATTGAAACGTTTGAGGCCTCCACGAATGATCAAGTCGTAAGGTGTCTCGGTGTCTTGGTGCTCCGCAAGGAGAAGGGGGTTGGACCCCGATTCCGTGCGTGTGCACTGAAGGCACCGGGAATGAAGTTCAGGGTGATCGGCGTACCGGACGCACTGACCTTCATCGAGGGGACCTGGATACGGTGGACATCGTGGTTGCTTCCTAAGAAGCACTTCGATCCTGCCGGATCCGGATTTCCTCGGGCCTTGCGAGTTCCGCCAGGGGGGAAGTTCTACTCCGTCGACCTTAGCAAGGCGACGGACGGACTTTCCCTTGAAGCGGTGGAGATAGTTATCAGGGCTCTCTCGGATGCTGGACGAATCAGGTCTTCCGACGTCGACGCGGCTTGCCGCGGTCTCGGTGTCGGAGGATTTGAGGCAACCTGGTTCTGGGGCGAGAGAGCTCAGATAGCGAAGAGGGGGAGTCCGATGGGCACTCCTCTCAGTTTCATTGTGCTGTCTTGGGTTAACGCATGGGCTACGAGTGCTTTCGAGCACTCTGTTACTCACGGCGACGATGCGGTAGGGTATTCTCCGGGTCCTTATGGGCTCGAAGAGTATTCTACTTGTATCGCCGCCGTAGGCTCTGCCGTTAACCGCCTGAAGACATTTGTCTCTCAACGGAGTTTCACTTTGTGTGAGAGACATTATGTGCTTCAGGGCACAATGAATACTACTGCCGTTGCCTTCTGTCCGCCTCCCTGTCCTCCTCCTGGTGTATCTCAGCCATTGTCGGCATCCGACGACCAGTGGAAGTTGTATCTCAGGAGAGCAGAGAGGGTGCAGAAGACCCTCTTCCCGTGGTCTTCCAATACCGTCCTCCGACTTCCTCAGTCGGTGGGCGGTCTTGGTTATACGGGAAGAGGTCTCAAGATACCTAGACAAGCTAGGATCAGGCTCGCTGCTGCATGCAGCCGCGACCTGCCCGAGCTTGCCAAGGAAGTTCTTGAGAAGCGGCAGTATAGAGAGGAGGGTCTCTTCCCCAGACCTCAAAGGGCTGTTCCTCGTAATAGCCGAGCCTTTTACACGTTCAGGAAGATCTATCTTACGATGGGTCGTTTCCGTGACGTTGGGCGCGATTATTATGAGGATACAGTCCTTTTCTCCGACTTGGTCGCTTTCCGCGAGAGTGAAGTGCTTAACTACTTCCTTCTCCGCGGTGGGCGAATTCGTCGGGGTGAGGTCAGAGGAAGACCAGAAAGGACAAAACGTCGAGCTCTCTTTCGTTCCAAGGTAGTAAACTGTGCGCCACTTACGGTGTCGCATGGTTTGCTTGCCTTGGAGCGACTCAATGAGCGGATATCCGCTCAGAGGGTGAGAGTTCGACCAGACATAGCTTCTGAAATTCGTAGTAGAACTACAGAAACCTGCAAGCTTTAGGGC